TCTCTTGAACTCGGCAAAATCTTTTACAATGCGGGCGCGAAAGACGGATCCGAATTTTCCAGGCATAGCATACACAATCGCTTGATAATCTTGAGCGGTTACTGCTCGATTTTGTGTTGCAAAATAGCTTCTAACTCTCTCCTTAACTTCAGTTGAGGAGGGAAGCGAAATGTTTCCAACAAAAGGCTGCTCGTTTGTTACTTCTAAAGATGCAACTACGGTATTTCGCATATCTGGAGTAAGCGATGCCTGGTCGCGAAACTTAAAGTTTGCAGAATTAACAGCATTAATAGTGTTTATAGCAGAATTTACATCACGATTGGAATTAAGTCTATAAGAAATTCTCAATTTAGTGTTTGACGGCGCAATACCAAATTTGTCAGTACTTATAAGTTTAGTGGGATCAAAATCAGCATCTGTTATGTAATCTCTACCATTTAAATCCAACATCAGATTGGTTGGATCCAGCACCGTATTGCTTAACAACTCAGAATCTGAGCCATATCCAAACTGAAGATACGAATCAATTGACGTCTGTTCCAAAACAAAGCGACGGGCCACTGGGACAGCTTTTAAGATACTTGGTACTGCCGACCGGCTGGCGCCGCTATTGCGAATCGCTTTATAAATAATGTTTTGAGATAAATTGTCCACTTGGAAATACTCGTGGCCTTCGGTGTCCACAACACTTAAAATGTCTGCCACGTTTGTATTAGATAAACTAACTTTCAAAAACCTCTGGAAGTTTCCTATCTCGCGCTCTTCTACGGCGGCGTGGCCCGAAACGGCTCGTCCAAGAGCCCTAATAATGTAAGATGTTGTGTTGCCGTTGGTGGCATTAGCTTCACCCGCCACCATCTGGTTGGTAGGTGTTGCGAAATCTACATCTTCTAACAGCGTATAGGATCCTCCGCCACCAGAACCGAACAGAGAGCCAGCCTTTAAAACTCCTGCATATCTTAAATCGGGGCCCCCACCGACGCTAGCAGCAGGTACCTTAATATAAAAAGTTAAAAGCCCGTAAGATGAGGGACTGCTGGGGAGGCGAAAGCCAAATTGGCGCGCGTGTCGTACCACATTGCTATACTGAATAGCTGAGTCCAAAAAGCTCTCGTTTGCTTGATAGTCCACATAAAAGGACAAAATATCTCCCACATAGGAAACAGTGTCGAGCATTAAAGAACCAAACGAAGCTTCACTAAAATCCTTGTAAGTATTGGGATAGTAACGTTTGGCGTAGTTTTCTAAATCTTTTCTAATCGAATCAAAGTCTCGACTAGTATAATCTATTGATTGTAATTTTTTTGGCATTGAAAAGTCCGTTAGTAATTAGTTATCAAATTCCAATTTGAAGTGTTGTAGATGTCTGTAAAGGTACAATTGTAAAATCTATAGAAATAGATAAATCATGAGGATCCAGATCTAGAGCACCTTCTGGAACCGAAAAGTTAATCTTATTTAACTTAATAAAAGGCAAGTACTTTGACGTCTGTGATAAAATTCGGTTATTAATTGCTTCATAAGTCCCGGGAACATTCTGTTCAAAAAGATACGTTTTTAAACCAACCCCAAAATCTGGGTTCATAATTCTTTCCCCGGGTATTGTCAGCAAAAGCATTTTAAAGTTTTGTGTTGCCAATGCGGTATAATTTTTTATTAAACGATATGGTCCATCAACATTGTCGATCGTTAATGGTAATTTTGGTGAAATCCCGGACATAATATTAATCCCTCCCTATAATTAACACTGACTCGCAGTTTCTTCCTCGGAAAGATTGCTAATTGGTTGATCATCCTCGGCGGATTGATCTGACTTCATGGCATCATCCAAAGCATTCTTAAGCAGCATCAACAACAGATATACAATTCCAAATGGCCCCGGAGGCATCATTAGGAGCCCCAAAAACGTTCCTGTAAAGTCCACGCCGTCCATATTTATGCGGGGGAATAGATTGTCCTTAAGGGCCTGTGGAATATTATTCCTTGGATCACGGGGATCTTCCTGTGACCTTACATAAGTGAGGCCATCCCACTCCGGCATGAGGGGGAGATTTTGAGGGCTGGAGAAGGGAACCTTCGGCGGATTTCCTATAAACATAGCAAAGTTCTTGGGCTTGGGCATAGAGCCTTCGCCAACAAAGTTTTTCCAATCCAGGGAGGGGAGTCGCATAGTGGTATCCATTGGCTGTCCTTTGCGATCTTTCCCATTCGGTGAGCCGGGGCCAAGTATAAATCCTGATGATGCAGCCTCCATGGAAATGGCCAGAACACAGAATAGAAGTTCCATTATTTTCTCTCCGGTAACATCTGGGAAAGGACCGACGCCGGGCGTGGGGACGGGGAGGCCAAGAGGGCTGCCTTGGGTGGGGGTACCGGGAGGAGCCGACGTCGGGTCTGGGGCGGTTGGCGGTTGGGCCGCGGCTAGAGCCGTCAATGCGGCAACGAGGGCAGCCCACGTATCGGGGCCGACTATACCATCAACCTCAATTTGCGATGCGGTCTGGAAGGCTTTAACTTGGCCTTCTGTTTCCGATCCAAATATTCCGTCGATACCAAACTGAACGAGCATATACTCCAGTTGTTCGAGTTTTGCCTGAAGAATGCGAACATTTTGCCCTTCGTTGCCTTTTCGCAGAACGGTCTCTATGGGAAGCTCACCAATCGCGGTGGCTGCGGCGGCAATGTTGGCATCTAGTTCCGCTTGAGTGGCTGCCCCGCCGGTGCCCTCCGTCGCGGTGGGATCGACCTCTACGGGCGCTCCGCCAACTGGAACCGCTTTGCTCTCTAGTGTCGCGACCGTGGCGATGGCCCATTCTACGCCTGATCGTGCTTGATGGCTTATGTTATACGCGGTGGCCCATGCGCGATTCGTTCCGACCTGTCGATAAAGCCAATCTCCCTGAGCGTCTTTAGCATACTCGAATGCGGCCACACTGATTCGGTGGTCACGCAGTCGAATGGAGTTGCTGGGGTCCAGGGTATATCGTACAACCACACCACCCTGGCCTTCTCTAAACAGAGTCGCTTCGGATGGCGTGTATGCCACACAGTTCTTCTCGCAATCAATGACCTTGGTGCTATTATCCGAGATATCTATCCACGTTTCGTCGGTGATTTTCTTCATATACCACTTAGGGGGAGAACCAGCAGGCTCCATGGGCAGTCGCGCATAAACATACGCCTCGTCAAAGCTGTCAGGGCTTGGGGGGACACTGGTTCTAAGCTTATACAGCCCGGCGCCAATGGGAAGTCCCGGAGCTTGAGGAGCAGGCGCGGGCGGCGGGAGGGCGGCGCTCGCATCGATGCCGCCGCCTCCAGGGGGCTCAGGAGGCGGGGCCGCGGCTTGTTCGGGAGGGAGAGGACCTTCTCGCAAGAATCTAACAGGCTCTGACTTGTCTATTGCCTTGGCCATTTCATTGAAGATCATAGCAGTAATGTCTCGGATAATCTTCGAAATTCCAACATGTGGATCCATGGTCTCTGATACACCTCTCAAGATGTTGATAGGAGTTTCAATTAGCATCTTCAAAATGAAGTCTCGTGCAGACTGATTGATGCCCGAGAGGGGATCATTAATGTTTGTGAGGGCGGCTTCAGCTGCCTGTGCTGATGCGTATGGCGCGACGCTCGGAGTGGAAGGATCTTCATTTAGCACCGAATCAATGATGATATCTAAGCACCTGAGCTTGGCACCCATAAGGAGACCATCCATCGCAGGGAAACTTTCCGTTATCAAATAAAAGTTATACATTATAGGGACTAAAGATGTTAAAGATCTGTTAAAGACTTTGTCAAAATAATCCTGAAAGATTCCATCTTCGGTTATCAATGTTAACTCACTATTTGTAACTTTGTCTCTATAGGCCTCAAGTTGAGTTTGCAGTACGGGAACCTGGGTAGTCGCCCACCTACCTAAAGTAGTATTATATCTGGTCGAGGCTGCCTTCTCCGTCGTTGAAATTTCGCCGGCGAGTGGCAGACTACCATCTAGTCTAGCCAGGACGAATCGATTTAACGTAATATTTTCATCTCCCCCCAAGGGCAACCATATGTGGTTGCCTAAACTGTTCTGCTCATAAAACATTGCGGCCGAATTCATGACCTGTGGGTTGGTCATTTGATCATCAGGCATATAATATACTATGTTATATCTCATTGCCAAATTTTTAAATTTAAGTTTACGACTGGTACCGGATCCGAAGGTGGCGCGCCGTACGTCGCCGTCAAATAACGCGGCCTGGAAAATACTCAACTCTAGCCCGAAGTCCGTACCGGTGTGGTGAGCAATAATGCCGGGTATGGGCTTACCATCTTCGTTGTGAACGTGGTCCCATACCACTTGTCGTTCTAATACTAATTTTCCATAACGGAAAACTTTTGCGAGGGCGGTATCGTACTTAAATTTATTTCTAGCAATCTCGCGGTATCTCTCTCGAATTGCAGTTGGTCCTGGCGACCCTGGATTACCAACCGAGTAGGCTCTCCAGGATTTACCAGCAGAATTTTGGAGATTGGGGTTCGCGGGAACAACAATTTCTTGGCGCGGGCCGCTTCCTGCCACTCCTGCGCCAAGGAAACTTGGCTGGAGAGTTAATACATCTTCAATAAACGCGCGATCAAAGTCTTTAGGATTGGTCTTATTAGATGACCTTTTAACCGCATTAGAAACAGATCTTCGAGAATTAAAAATTCGCTCCTCTGTGGCATATTCTATAAGAGCAGACAGATCTCCAAGCATCAAGGTCGTGCCTGCTGGAAATACCACTTCTCCATTGGAATCTAGGAGACCCCCTTGACCACTTGTGCTGGAGCGCCTAAGCTTTTTATTATAGTATTGTACTATCTTTTCGCCTACAAGCGGTTTGGCTCTGAGCAACGTCATTATCTGGTTACGAATAGTTACAGACATAAATTGTTTGACAGTTGGAAGATTTAAAAGATCATCGATCTCAAATGCAGAAAATACAAATATATTCTTAATAACAAACTGAGCAATGTGGAGTTGTATTAACATTTCAAATACCCCGAAACGCAGTACGTCTCGAATTTGGGTACCTTGGGGATTATCGTCATCAGCTGCAGGAGCATCTTGACACAGGGCCTCGTTCATTTCATCCTTTATCTCGTCCAGAATAGCTTTGCCCTTTCCGCCGGCGCCCGGTCCGGTTGGGCCCATGTCCATAAGATCGGCCACATTTTCTGGAAGACATGAAGCATTATCGTGAAAGAAGTTAAGCGAGTCCAATTTCTCGGTGTCAAAAATGCCATTGTGCTGGATAAAGTTAAACATGGCCTCGACTTGTCCGGCGAATACGGCCGGAAACAACACCGTATCAAATTCTCGTATGTATCTTTGTCTAAGTGCGGAGTCGTAGTTGTCGCCGCCAGCCTGGAAGCCCGGGAGGAGGCCGGTCTGGAGGTTGTTCATATTCATTTGACGTATCAAATTATCCGAAAATAGCGAAACATAGGGATTCGTGTTTCTGTTATTGGTAATAGAGGGAACTTCGGATCTAAGACTAAAATTGTTAGGGCCTCCCGGAGTGGGCAATAATTTAGATTTAAGTGTAACATTTACAAAATTTTCCCCTTTCGCTGCCGTATCGGCATCAGGAAATGTAATAGTAAGAGAATCATTGTTGCCCCCCGCCGGCGTGGGCGCCCTTACAAATTTTGGAATTCCAAATCGATTCGGGACTCCGGCCGGGTTAGCTGTGGTAGCAGTACCAGGGAGAGGCTGCATTGCGCCGGCGGGATCTGGAATAAGTCTGGGTTCTTCTTTTCTCGGGAAGGTAAATCTCATAGTTATGGGTTTATAGCTATCATAATTACTATAAGATGAATATGCATTAAAGTGCTTAGATTTTACGTGACCATTGGTCATAAACGTCCTGTAATCCTGGGTGGTCATATTGGGAATGGGATTAAAAATTGGAGTTTCTGACAAATAGGTTTCGAACTGCTCGAGAAAGCTCGCAGGGAATTGATACTGTGTGGCGATCCCGTTGCCTTCCCCGGGCTCTTCGAGGGCTGCGGCAATATCTGAAAGGCGCTTATCGAGGCCCGCGATCGCATTTAAAAATTCGGGATCATTAAGCATCTCTCTCATTACATTGATGATGGTGCCTATTACCTCCTCGACCATGTCGGCTTCAACTCCCAAAATCGCACCCAAGTCACAGAACTCGCCTAATCGCTCCAATAACGAACCCAGTTCGTTAAAGGCGTTCTTCATCCCCTTCAAAATATCTGCCGAAATCTTCTTCGAGATCGGATCGAGGGGGGGATCGGCTGCCGGGGCAACCGAGTTCGCTCCACCAGCAGCGCCGGCGCCGGCGGCATGGATGGACTGCGCTATTATTCTAGAGGATTCGCTTTGTGTAATATTTGGCTCTTTCAAAATTTGCTGAGCGGCTGAAACTCCATTTACAAACTCCCTTTCCACAACATCGGCCACAGTATTCATAAGTGTGGGAATAGCAGTATTAACCAAGGGGTTATCTACAAACCCCTCCCTGTCCGGACATCCCAAATTAAGGCCGTCAACTGGGTTATCCAGCTGGAGTCCGTTTTCGGCCATGTCTAACAAAAGGTCGGCAATTCTATCGGGCGCGGCATCCTCCAACAAACAAATGTTGTCAATGTTCGCCTGAAAAAGTTCATTGGCTATCTGATTACAAAACTCAGTAACATCTACAAACCTAGCAAGATTGGCAAAGAACCCCAGAACGGCACTCGGGGTATTCAGCGCGGCTCGAACCTGCAAATCTGGATACGAGAGATTATAATTAATTATTCTATCGATCGTTTCACTCGAGAGTTCACTACGATTCGAAAATAAGAAACAAATTTCCATAGAACTTAAAATCTCAGAGAGCTCTGTCAAATATCCTGCTGTCTGTGGTCCTCCCAGAATTTGATCAGAAGTCAAGCCATCATTACCGAATAATTGGTCCAAAGCTGAATCATTCGAAATACTTGGCACATTTCTAATATTATCATTTAAATTGTTGTTAACCAAGTCTCCTACATCGGTAGCCCCATAGTCATCACTACGTGGATTATTTAATTTACAAGCCTCTTTCAATAGTTGCGCCAAGCCTTTAATTATTTCGAAACAGGCCTGAATCAGAGTGTCGATCAGGACTTTTTGAAGCTGCTTCCATAATCCTTTAAAAGGATCGCCCTCGTTCGTCTGGATCTTCGGCGGCTTGGGTTTTGGTATTGTTATCGAGGGTTTTGGTGGCGGAGGCGGCTTGTGCTTGCCAACCACTGGAGGGCCTAGGCGAGCAGGAGGTCTGGGGAATTGTGAACCCATGCTGCCACCTTTAGCAATTGCGCTGCCGGCGGCTCTGGTAATCCGGGCAAACGCCGGCGCAACACCAAAGGTGGCACAAATCCATGCTTCTTTTGCAAGTTCCTGTACTCCAATCTTACGTAATAGTTGTCCAAGAGGCGAGTCGGGCTTAACACCGGCCATCAGGCCTAAAGGTCCCCCCGACTCTAAAACCTCAGAAATTTTGGCGGTGACGTCAACTGCTGTGCCGATAACCTTCTTTTTAACAGATGCTCGCACTTTAGCATAAACTTCTGGGTTGTCATAGACCTCTCTTTTAAATCTTTCTAATTGCTCGGGCGACATCGCAGTCGCAAATCCCTTTTCAAGATCCTTAACATCTGACAAGTCAATGATGCCCAGTTTATATGCTTCCCTCAGCAAGATATGGTCCGTTGGAGGCGGCGCAGGCGGCGCGGCGATGTCGTCCCATACAAAATTCTCAGGCGCGCCGAGCTGGGACGCGATCGTATTGCCCTCGGGGCCGCTCTTTAACCAATCCATAAAAGATGACGAGGGGCCACTGAAGTTGTTTGCGAGTTTCATTGCGTTGACAAGCATCTCATAATCTTTTAAAGTAGCTAAAATAAGTGGATCATTGAATTCTTTATTATAAAGAACACTTGTTATGTAGCCGATCATTAATGGTTTCCTAGTTGGCGAGACGGAAGCGACCACATAATTAATTGCAGAAATTGCGGTTTTACCGGTTTCTTCTCTCTTTCCAAAACTAAGTATAATCGAGTCAGCTTCAGCAAAATCAATATAGGGGCCTCCAACTGTCAGCGATCCCGCATGAGTAACGTCTGTTAGTTCTTTTAGGACATTCTCTATCACCACCCCATTTAAAATCTGCATCATTCCTCGCTGCATATCATTAAAATTTAGATTAATTGGTATCGAGCCCTCAAAGCCGTTTAGTTGCTCCTGGTAGGCACCGAGACTATCCTGTGCTAAAGCACTGTCTTGCATGAGAGATCCTATTTTCAGGGTCGTGTGGTCTGTGCCGCGCGTTATGCCCTCATCCTCGTTAAACAGATTCAGAGACCCCTCTACCTCATCTCGACTTGGTATTAATCCAAGGGCTGCCAAAACTGCCTTCAATTCTTTAGGCGAGCGAGTCTTGAATGTAATATTTTCATTTTCTGCTGGAATTCTAAAGCCTTGAACTTTCTGGTACACAACACTCGAAGGACCTACTTTTAGTTTGAGTTTCTCAACGTCTGGTCTTGACAACTGAAAACCAAATGAAGAAAATGTTACCAAAACCATATCTTTTGTTAAACGAAGTATTGGATCATGTGGTCTGTAATAAGCCGCAGACAGATTATCCCGGATGCAATCGCGTACCCGGCGGTAGGCATCTTCTTGAGGGCTCCCAGAGCCATAAGCCGCAGGCTTCTTACGTACAAGGGTACGATAATAAATATAGTATTCAGGAAAATAGTGTAAAAGAATGCGATTCGTTGCTCTTGTCTTAATACCCGAAAGTTTGTCCCGGAAGCTTTGGTTACGTTCTGCTTGGGTATCGCCAGAGAATTGATCATACTTCAATTTAACTTTTATTTCGTTAGTTTCCTCCGTATAAAAGGGAATGTTCGCCTTCTTTGAGCGGTAGCCGGACTCGTTGGCTGCGTGGTCACTTAAAAAATAATCGGATGCGTTACTTGCCATAATATAAATTACTAATTATTCGAGTTGTAGGGGCTGAGTATGTTAAGAGAATTGCCCGCGTCATCAAGTGTTTCTATTCCTGTGGCATTCAAATACGTTGAACGCAAGGTAAGTAACGCTGTCTGAAGCTGTTGCATCCCCACATCGGTATTGGTTACATTATTTATCATAACTTTAATTCCCTCTGGAATTATTCCCGAAAAATCGGGAGCTGTTTTATTTCCGTAAAATGGTGAATGATGATCGTGTGGCAACAATCTCTGGTGTAGCTTTCGTGTTTCGTTTACGTAGGTATTCACAATACTTAGGATAGCTGAAATAAAATCAGCATAACTGTTTAGGCAAGTCACTAAATTATTTCCTTTAACCATAGGTTGCAATGTGGCTTCATCGGCGCACGCAATGAGCTCAATTCCATATCCCGTTTTTATTCCGTCGCCCAAAACTCCGCCTTGTGAGTTCATAGAATCTGTTCGTGTGATAAATTTTATGTTTTCGCGAGCGACGAGGCGAACTGTATCGGCTTTAACTACCACCGTAGAACGTGGTTCATCGAAAGATGTATTACCGGTCTTCCCTTTGGGTAAACCAAAGTAGCCATCTGGGCTTGATCGTTGGCTCAAATAAATTCTAGCTGCATCGTCTTTAAAACTCGGGTCTACCACGATGGGAGTTCCGTCTGGTTCATTCGATGCTGCGCAATAACCTCCTCGACCCACAACAATATCTATCGCCGCGCAATGAGAGCTTTGTTGACCGCCCCAACCACTGCCTGGAAAACTGGGGCGGTCTAGTCCCATAACTATCCAAGAATTACCGGCACCCTGTTTCGGGCCTCCCAAAACAACTTCGCTGCCTGGGATCGTATCAAAGGACGGAACATCAAAAGTAGGTCTTGCCGCTGAGCCCGCGCCGACGAGGAATCGAGCCTTTTCAAGGTCATTAGGTAAGTTTATATACTGAGCCCGGGCAGAATCACTCAGGACGTTGAGGTCATACACTTCTACTGACTTGCGCGGGGCGCAAGAGACTCCCTTTCGTTTTCCGCCGGTATTATAAGAGGTCATGCTGTCGCCACAGTCCTCGGGTGCCTATTTGGCGCATTGCCGGCAGCGATGGCGGCTTTATAAAATGTGTTCTTTGCAGATTTCGGTACAGTATTCCTAAAATCCCAATGAATGGGGTCGTAGTTTGTGCTAAAATGACCCCCCCAATATAATCCAATTGCCTCTCCAATAGCTACGATTCCACTATCATTCCACCTCTTCCTGGAACTTTTCGACATCAGCTGCTTTCCATCCGGAAGATAGGCATTAAAATCAAATGCCATTCCAACGTTATGATAACTGCGGCCCGGCGGTGCAGGTTTCGGGCCCGTACCTCCTTTTTTCTTCCAATTAGCAAGAATTCTTCTTTGTTTATCAGGCGATCGATAACCACTAGTCAGTTTAATTTCTATACCACGTTTCGCACATTCACAAATAAAGAGTTTAGCATAAGGCTGAAAATCCTGATGAAGGCTGGCTAACTTTTCCGCGTTGGCTTCCTTTCTTGGAATTTCCTGGGTTTCATAGCATTGAGCCTGTTTGAGAACTTCGGCCGGAGCAACGGGCGCGGGCGCAGGGGTCCCCCCAGTGAAGTCGCCACCGGTCGCCGTAGCGTCCCCGGCCGCGAAGGCGCCCCCAAGTCCGACGCGAAAAGTCGGTATGGCGGCGCCGGCGATGGCACCCTCAATAGAAACTATTTCGGGAAAATCCATATTGGCTAGATCGCCATATCTTACTTTTACAATCGCTCCGAGGCCAGGGGACATACTGAGATCATAGGCAACTGGGATCTCTTTATAAGTCCCTATAATCGGATCCTCATACGAGTCGGGTTCGGGCCGGCATTCGAGTTCGGGGATATAAACTTTATAAACTGGGTATCCAGCTGTTGATTCATCATTTCCTTGATGGGTCCAACTATTTTTGTTAGAATGCGATGGATTAGTTCTCTCTAACTGATGTACCACCACACCATAAAACTCGTCCTTATTTACTAAACAATTTTTATCATAGTACGCTCGGAGTGCCATGTTCATGGTACTTGTCGACGTACTGCGTTGCTGATCGACGTATACTGTCTTAGTCTCCACTAACGGATTTAGTTGACCAAAGCCGAGCTTTGATAAAATGTTTTCTATTGACCACATATTAGTAACGCATCTCTCTTCCTAAGTATCTTCTAAATCGGAATTCAATTCGTTTAGACCACCGCGCCGGACGAAGAAACTATTCTACCATTCTTTTTTAAAAGCACTTCATAACACCCATAAGACGCATAATTTTGAGCGGTATCTAATGCTAAAGTTATGTTTCCTCTGGCGGTATTGCCTAGGTTACCACCAGATAGCCACGCCTTACCCGGCTCTGTCTTGTACACAACATCGCCGTGTGTAAATCCCATGCAACCCTTAGAAGGGCAGCCTTTTCTGGGCGTCACTAAAATATCTCCCACCTGGGCCCGTATCTTGCCTGCACTCCTAGTGGCAAAAGCGCTCCAATTACCTTTCTTTTCTTTAGCCTTGGTGGCGTAGCGAAAGTGTGCGGACGAGCCCGGGAACTGCGGATCAACTTCCCGTATTACATAAGATATGTATGCTGCACTCCATGGAGTTTTAGTAGCTATCCAATGTGATTCCTTCTTTCCTTGACGGTCCCAATACTTCTTAAGACGCTGGTAGGGGGCGCCGGTTTTGGATTCCTTTTTACCTTTCCAAAACGCCAGCTCAGCAAGAACAACAGACGTAAGCTCGCTACCAAATCCATCGCCTATAACGACTTGACCAGCGGCGGGAGCAGGCAGACCAGGTAACAGAGCAACATAAAGATAGTGCTTCTCAACATTAATTCCATGCGCGCATTTGCTGTCCGGTGCTGCCCGGCCGGCGCCGTCGACGACGGTCTGACCGTCGCCTGCAGCAAAGGCTCCCCCCAGATCTTGGCGAACTGCGGGTATAAAATCACCGTCGAAGCTTCCTTCCACCCCCACTATTGCAGGGCCGTATAACTTTTCAGGATCATCATATTTAATTTTTACAATTGCGCCGACGCCGATAGACATCAAAAGACCCTCAGCGGAGCGGACATCCTGATAGGTCCCAAGAACCGGATCATCCATCGATGCGGGAATAGGGCGACATTCGAGTTCGGGGATATAAACTTTATAAACATTGTAGGGGCTAGCCGCGGCGTCAGAATCGCTGGCACGAGATTGGGAGGATTTTACCTCAGCGCTAGGATTTGTGCGGCCGCCGGATAGCTGATGGATCACAACCCCATAAAAATGTTTAACTCCTACCAGGCAGTCTTGTTCATAAACCGATCGTAAAGCTTTGTTAATGTCGAGAAGCGCGTCGCCGCGGCGTTGGTCTACACTAATAATAGTACCATCGACAAGCACATTCCACGAGCCATACTCATAATTTTCTGCAAAACTGCCTAAACCATCCATTTTTTCTTTATATCCTCCCCACTCATATATAAATTTTCCATCGAGTTAACTTGTAACCTTGGATTCATGTCCTGTCGCTTCTTTATTAGATGTTTCCGGTGGCGCGGATGGGGTAGTAGTAGCAACGAAAGTCGTTGGATCTTTTTCCATCTTTGCTATCTTCGCTACAACAGCGGGAGATTTTGTCAAAGCAAGAATCTTCTCCCACGGGAAATGGGGGCCCGGATCGACGCGACGGCTTGGATCAATTGCCCCATGAGCAATAAACGACTTCGGCAAAGAAGGAGACTTTCCTGGCCCCTCATACACCAAAGGAATGTCATACGTTAATGACAACCATAATAATAATTCTGCGATCGCAAGAACATTTTGTTCATTCCACGTCGCCGGTTCTGCTGACACTCCAACTATTTCTATTCCTATGCTTTTATGGTTATAGGCGCTTCCATGCCAAGATGTGTCTGCATCAGGAACTAAATTGTAGATAACTCCATCCTTTGCTACTATGTAATGCGCGCTAACGCGACGTTGTTTTTTACCCTGTTTTTGACGGCGCTTATTGTAAGACTCATCTCCTCTAAGAATTGCGAATGAATTTTTTAAATTACCTTCAGTGGTGTGAAGCGCAACATGTTGAATCGTTTTCTTTCGTTTGCTCCAATTCCTGCTTGGCTTGAAAACTGACCCGGGATATGCAAATCCTTGTGGAACCGGGCTGCCAAAAACGTAGGCCGGGTCACCACTAGCAGCGTCACCACCACCTATAGCGACGCTATTGCCTGCACCGAAAGTTCCCCGCAGATCTGAACGAACTGCGGGCATCAGGCCGCCATCAATAGCGCCCTCGGCCCCAATTATGAGAGGCTTACTCATATTTGCAAAGTCGCCAAACTTAACTATGACAATTGACCCAGGCCCTATGGCCATTATCAAGCCCAGAGAAGCATAGATATCTCGATAAGTTGCGATAACCGGGTCGTCGTACGATTCTGGAAACGGCCGACACTCTAGTTCGGGAATATAAACCTTATAAGCCAGATAGGGAGCAGCTGCTTTGTTCTCATCACCATCGGAAATTATCTGGGAGCTTGGGTAGTCAGCCGACGGATTGGTCCTTTGAAGTTGATGAACGACAACTCCATAAAATTCATCAACATTCTTTAAGTAATTTTTAGTATAAAGGCCGGTCAGGAACTGGTTCACTTCCTGTATGGGATCGGTCCTCGATCGACTAATCGACGAAAGGGTAGCGTCCGGTAGTGGATTTAAGTCCCCATAGGAAAAGTCAAGCTCCCTCATCTATTGATGCCTCCTCATTCAAAAGATCAAAAAGCTGTTCTTTATCTTGTTCGGACAAACCATGCGATTGAAATTTTTGTTTTTGTAAGAGGCCAGCCAGCTTTACCAGTTGCTCGTTAGAGCGCTGTAAATTTTCAACATACTTAGCAGCGATGGGGCCAAGTTCTTTGCGCGCGCTATCGGACAATTTCATGTCGTTGATAGCGTCTAGGAGCAACGATTTTGCCATGGCGCGATCCTCGCGAATGTTAGTAGTCGTTTCCTCTATGTAATCATCTAAATTTAGATTTCGCCGCTTTCCCATTTGTCTTTAAAAATCCTATACCTTTTTCTCAGTTTATTTAAGTTATTTACAACCTGTTTGGTATTCAACCCTGTAATTTCTCTTAGGTATAAATAAATAGCCTTTTTATTGAAAATTTCGATTGTGTCCGCCGAGTCTAGCAATATACGAACTGCCATCAACACTTTTTTTTCATTTTCTTTAAGCATAAAAGAATTCCAGGTATCTATCTCATGATTTAGGGACGTCCAAAATTCCAGCTCAGTTCTTTTTTGTTCATAAGTTGGCTCATCAGAAATTAAGTCTTCATCCAGTTTGTTAAGAAGATCCTCCATAAAGACTTCGGTTTGATTGCGTTTTTGAGTCCGCTTAACCTTATGGATAAACCAATTTTTTGTTACAACGCTAAAATAAGAAAATGCTTTCGATCCCTTATTCGGATCGTATTTGTTTAAAATGGTGGTGAGCCATACTTTGCAATCGTCTTTTAAATAATCAATATTCGGAAGACCAGTAAATCTATACGTATAAATTATTTTATCGACCATCTGGTCAAAAGCAGGCTGGATGTACTGAATATACAGCTGTGTACGCAACGCAAGATCGTTGGTGTTGGCGTATTTTACTATTGCGTCTTCGTGAACTTGAGTAAAATAATGATTTTTAGTGCTCTTGCTCTTGCGACGCTTCCTCTTCGGCGGCATCAAATTCCT